AAAAAGATTTACTCCATCTGACCCTACATTTGGATACTAACCCATGGAGGATAAGGATATGTTTTTAGCAAACTTAAAAATGAAACAAAAAATAATAGAAGCTCTTATAGCTCATGCCGAAGGCAACATTAAAAAACATGTTGCTAATATAAATGTCTTTTTGGAAAATCCTGCAGGTGTTGGAGACCATGAAGATATATTAGGTACTGTAGCAAAAGAAGCAAAAAAAATATCAGAAAACGAAGAAGTAATTAATGTATTGAAAAAATACTTTTAATGCCAGTTTATACATTTAAAGATTTAAAAACTGGTGAAGAGTACGATAAGGTTATGTCATATGAGGACATGCTTAAGTATAAGAAGAAACCAAATATTCAATATGTTTTAAAAGCACCTAAGATATTTAGGTTAAATGATATGGGCGGACCAGAAGATAGCTTTCGAGAATGGTGTAGGCAACCAGAGAAAGATGTAGATACAAGCAAATCTAAAAATTTTAGAAACTCAAAGAAAGATTATTTATACAGCAATGCCCAAGACAAGTGAACCTCTAGTTCTAGGAGATAAAACCTATTATAAATATTTAATTATATGGGAAGATATCCTAGGAGATAGTTCAATAGCAGAGTATAATGAGTTTAATAAGATGAAAGTAGCTACTATTCATACTGAAGCTTATATATTTAAGAAGGATAATAAGTATGTTTATAGCTTTGCTTCATATCAAAATGAAAATGGCGACATAGCTTTTGGAGATAGAAATGTTTATCCTCGAAGTGTAATTAAAAAAATGATAAGGATATAACTGGTTAACAAAAAAAAATACTTGACAAAAACAACAAGTAGGTGTATAATAAAAGGTATAACTAAATATGGTAGATATTACTAATAAATCTGATTCTGAAAAGAAAGCACAGGAACAAAGAGAACAAGAAGCTAATAGATTAGCGGCTTTAATCAATACTAAGTTCCAAGCTTCTGAACGAGCAAGACAATCTGATGAAGACAGATGGCTTGAATCTTTTCATAATTACAGAGGTAAGTATTATAAAAATGTTCACTTTAGAGAACATGAGAAGTCAAGAGTATTTGTTAAGGTAACTAAAACAAAAGTTCTTGCAGCTTATGGTCAATTAGTAGATGTATTATTTTCTGCTAATAAGTTTCCAATTTCAGTAGAAGCTACTAAAGTTCCTGAAGGTGTAGCAGAGTATGCTCATCTTAATCCAGTTACAGAAAATCTACAGAATGTAGGACCAGAAATTGAAGGAGGTTCTGACCAATCTCAAGGAGTACCACCAGAGCAAATGTCTCTTGTTGGTTTTGATGGTGATGGTAGAGAGTTACCTCCGGGTGCAACATTCGGTGGTTTATCAGAAGATAAAAATTTTTTAGGGTCTCTTAAAAAAGAATTAGGAGATGAGTCAGTCCAAGAAGGTTCTGCTCCAATGCCAGAGATGGCACAGATTAAACCTGCTACTAAACTAGCAAGAAGAATGGAGAAGTTAATCCATGACCAAATAGATGAGTCTAGTGGTTCGCAGGAATTAAGAAGTGCAATTTTTGAATCTGTTTTATTAGGAACAGGTATTATTAAAGGTCCTTTTACTTTTAATAAAACTTTACATAGATATATTAAAAACGAAGATGGTTCAAGAGGATATCAACCTGAAGCAGTTAAAGTTCCTAGATTAGAATTTGTAAGTGCTTGGGATTTTTATCCAGACCCTCAAGCAAAAAATTTAGAAGAGTGTGAGTATGTAGTTCACAGACATAAGTTTAATAGAAAACAACTTATAGAATTACTTGACAAACCTTTCTTTGATAAGGACTCAGTACTTGAAACTCTTAAAGATGGACCTAACTATCGTAATAGAACATACGAAGCAGAGATAAGACAAGAAGATAGTTCATACAGAAGTGAAACAGATAGATTTGAAGTTTTAGAATTCTGGGGTTGTGTTGATAGAAAAGTTTTAGAAGATGCTCAAATCCCTGTACCAGAAGGTATGGAAGATGAAAGTGTTCTTCAAATAAATGCGTGGGCAACAGATAAGAGAATTTTAAGAATGGTAGTTAATCCATTTAAACCTTATCGAATTCCTTATAACGCATTTCCTTATGAGAAAAATCCTTATAGTTTCTTTGGTATAGGTGTACCAGAAAACATGAGTGATGCTCAACAAATTATGAATGGTCATGCAAGAATGGCTATTGATAATTTAGCTTTATCAGGTTCACTTGTATTTGATGTTGATGAGTCAGCATTAGTTGCAGGTCAAAACATGGATGTATATCCGGGCAAAATATTTAGAAGACAAGCAGGTATGCCGGGTCAAGCTATTCATGGATTAAAATTTCCAAACACATCAACAGAAAATATGATGATGTTTGATAAGTTCAGACAGTTGGCAGATGAGTCAACAGGAATACCATCATACTCTCATGGACAAACAGGTGTTCAAAGTATGACAAGAACAGCTTCTGGTATGTCTATGTTACTTAGTGCAGCGAACTTAAATATAAAAACTGTCGTAAAAAATTTAGATGATTTCTTATTAAAACCTTTAGGCGAAGCATACTTCCAATGGAACATGCAGTTTTATCAGGGAGACTTGGCAGTAGAGGGCGACCTTGAGATTAAGGCAACAGGAACTTCTTCACTTATGCAGAAAGAAGTAAGGTCTCAAAGGTTAACAATGTTCTTACAAAGTGTACAGAATCCTGCAATTGCTCCATTTGTTAAGATTCCAGAACTAGTAAAAGAACTAGCATATACATTAGACCTTGACCCAGAGTCAATTATTAATGACCCTAACGAAGCTGAGATATATGCAAAAATAATAGGATTACAGAATGCAAGACAACAACAACAAGCAGGACCGGCAACTGGTGGAGCAGATAGTCCAGAGTCCCCAATGGAAGTCCCTGAAGCAGTACCTCAAGAACCTACAAGACCAGACAACTCTGGGGTTGGCAATGGCACAATCGGAACAGGCGGTGTACCGCAACCAAGGGAAATGGAATTTACTGGAACAGTTAATCCGGCTTGAAGAAACTAATAAGTTAAACAAACAGGATTAATATTATGGCAACAAAACCCTTAGATGGACAGATGAAAGCATTAAAGTCGGCTACAGATTCTGTACCAAGAATGGGATTGTATGATATTAATACACCACAAAGTGTAAGAGAGGGAACACCTCTTAGATTGTTTAGTCCAGATAGAGCAAGATATTCACAAGGTGATGTGGTAGATGATAAAAAAGCATATAGTCAAGCACTAGCAGTATATAATACAATGATAAAATCAGGTGCTGATGAAAGTGCAATAAGAGCAAGTATAGGAGATGCTATGATGAATAAAATTAAAATGAACAAAGCAAATGTAACCAAAGCTGCTACTGGTGGCTTAATGGGTGGTGACCCTAGACTTGGAAAAATTTATGAAGATGTAGGATACCAAGCTTATAGTACTGGTGGTTTAACAGACTATGAATTAACACAATTAAAAAACATGAAATATGATGTTAAAAAACATGGTGTTGAACATTATGGCGGAGTAAAAGTTTTAAAAGATATTTTAAAAGTAAATAAATATGCTGAAGGTGGAGAAGTAGAAGGTCCTATGGAAGTACCAGAACTTACACCAGAGCAAGAAACTTCTTTAGATATGCAAATGGAAGAAGCACTTCCTCCTATGGAAGAAACAGAAAAAGATTTTGATACTGTTTTAGATACTTCAATGTTAGATGAAGAAGAAAAAGTTTTATTAAATGAAGCAGTAGAAATGCATCCAGAATTAGAAACTATTATTCCAAAAATAGTTGCAACAGAATTTACCGGTGAAGGCGAAGTAGATGGACCGGGAACAGGAACTTCAGACTCGATACCTGCAATGTTATCAGATGGTGAGTTTGTATTTACAGCAAAAGCTACTAAGCAAATTGGTGTAGATAAACTTAGAAAACAAATGAAATCTGCAGAAGAAGAGTATGATAACAGTATGGCAGTTCAAGATTCACAACAAATGGATTCTGAACAACCCATGATGTATAAAGGCGGACTAATGTCTGCTGATAAGTACAAAATATAGAGCTACCCGGGCAATCACCTAGGCACTCTATATCGGCTACTTTTACATTTAATGTAAAACCCCAAACCAAGAAAGGTGATTAAAAATGGTTGATAGTAATGCGGACACTTTACTAAAAAGTAAAGCTACTCCACAAAATAAAGAAACAATAGAAGAAAATCCTTATAATCAAAAAAAAGATTATATAGATTATGAACAAGAGGAAGCAAATAAAAAGGAAACTTTTCAAGATGCTAACTCTATAGCAGTTAAGAAGGACCAACCTAAAGTTGTCGTTGACTCAATGCAGTCATTAGACGAACCACAGGAAGACACTCCGGAAAAAACTGAAGACAAACCTTATAGTAAGGTTGACTACAAAAAAAGATATGATGACCTCAAGAAACATTATGATGGTCGGGTAAATTCTTTTAAAGCAAGAGAAGAAGAACTCCTAGCTGAAGTTAGGTCCAATAGACCTAAGTATAAAGCTCCAAAGAGTGCTGAACAACTTGAAGCTTTTAAAAAGGAATATCCAGATGTTTATGGTGTTGTTGAATCAGTATCACATCTTCAAGCATCCAAGGAAACAGAGGATTTAAAACAAGAGATTAATAGTCTTAAGAAATTAAATACTTCTATTAACAAGGAAAAAGCTGAAGCTAAACTAGCGAGATTACATCCAGACTTTGAAGAGATTCGTGAGTCAGATGCATTTCATGGTTGGGCAGAAAGTCAACCGGAAGAAATTAAGGGTTGGATTTATAGTAATAATTCTAATGCGGAATTAGCTTCTAGGGCAATTGATTTATTTAAACAGGATACCGGCAAGTCAAAATCCAAAGTAGAAACTGGCGACTTAGTTGATGCTTCTCAAATGGTTAAAGTTAAGAACACCAAAGAAGTTGGCTATGGTTCGAAAAAGATTTGGACTCGTTCACAAATAGCGGCAATGTCGCAGTCAGAATTTGATAAGAACGAGAAAGCTATAACTGAAGCTATGACTGATGGTCGTGTCATTAATGACATGGGCAAAAGACCAAGCAGAGGTTCTGGTAATCCATCATATTAAAAAACTAGACCGCACATTGTTAATCACTTAACTAACAAAAAGGAAAGGGGAATATCATGGCGGTATTTCAAAATGCCGGTGGAGCTGCAAACAATAACTTTAATGCAGGTACATCCGGACAAACAAATGAGTTCTTCGTACCAGAAATATTTTCGAAGAAGATTCAAAACTTCTTTAGAAAGTCTTCTGTAATCGAAGCAATAACAAACACAGACTACGCAGGTGAGATTGCGGCTTTCGGTGATACAGTAAAAATCATCAAAGAGCCATCAATAACAGTTGCGGCTTATACAAGAGCAGCAAGTACTACTAAACAGTACTTAACTGACCAAGAATTAACTCTTGTAGTTGACAAAGCAAATAGCTTTAAGTTTATAGTTGATGACATTGAGGAAAAACTTTCTCATGTTAACTGGGCATCTATTGGTGCATCTAGTGCAGCTTACACTCTTAAAGACACTATGGACTCTGAAGTACTTACTGCAATGTTTGCAGGAGTATCTTCTTCAGCACCAGACCACATTCTTGGTGGTGAT